GAAAAGGTTTACGTAAAGATGGCACAAAGTACTTAATGCAATGGCGATGGAGATGTACTTTTAGAGATGCATATTATGTATGTTGTCTTTTATTTCCGTATGCACATACAAAGTTGCATAAAATACAGCAAGTGATAGACCATTATTCTAAAAATAAAGTAATTAATGGTAAAATAGTAAACTTAAAAGAGTATAAGGAGGCAATGAGTTTAGAATGACAGATGAAAAAAAGATAAACGTAAGCGTATTTAATTGGGGACCTTGTGTTATTAAATTAAAAATAGTTGATGAATTTAAAAAACTATTGATAGACGAAGGTAAAAAAACAACAAGAGATTTTAGAGATAAACTAGCAGGTATCTTGGACAATGAGAAAGGATATGATGAGGAATCTAAGAAAAAAGTATTACCTTACATGTCTCAGTATCTTGGTATCTATGATCAAATGTATCAAAAGTATGTCTTGAAACCATACGAGAAAAGACCGGAGTATGTTATCTCAGCTCTTTGGGTTAACTATCAAAAGCAACATGAATTCAATCCACCACATGATCATGATGGTAAATTGTCTTTTGTTGTATACTTACAGATACCCGAAGAATTAAAGAAAGAACACAAAGCTTTTACAGGTAAGTCTTGTGGTCCTGGTGGAATACAATTTATATATGGTGATGGGCCAAGGGATTGCGTGACTTATCAATCATTCTTTCCAGAAGAAGGCGATATGTATATATTTCCTGCATGGTTGAAGCACTGGGTTGCACCGTACAAATCTGATGTAACAAGGATCTCTGTTAGTGGTAACGTGCATGACTCTGCACCGTTGAATGCTATACAAAGTTTTGGTCCTGCATATTTAAAGAATAAAAAATGAAGAAAAAAATACACGTTAATCAACACAAAATTAGAAGTAATAAAAAACATAATTTAAACGAACCTGTTATAACTGTTAAGACTTCTAAATCTAATGACTATGGACACGAGGTAGAAATACTTGGTCCAAGTAAAATTGTATATAGTCCTGATAAACCACTTAGTTGTGGGGCGAAAGTTTGGATTGAAACAGAGGCTGAGGTTAAAATAGCATGATGAGTGATAAAGATTTAAAAGAATATGAAGATAATATAAAGCTAGTCTCTAGGTTAAAAAAATCTAGTAAATACAACTATTTAGAAGCAAAACGTATCGAGGACCACGGAACACGGATCTACGATATAGATGGTTCTAGACTTCCGTCTGTAACTACTATATTAGGGCGCACTAAAGATCAACAATTCATAAAAGATTGGAAGGCCAAAGTTGGAGAAAAAGAAGCTGACAGAATCAAAAATTTATCTAGTAACCGGGGGACTGCCATGCATAAGTTCCTGGAGCATCATATACTCAGAACTGGCTACGATGATCTTACAGAACTCGGACAGAAGGCGAAAGCCATGGCCCAAAAAATTATTGAGTTTGGTCTTGCACCTGTGGAAGAGTGGTACGGGTCGGAAGTTACGTTATACTATCCTGGTCTTTACGCTGGGTCTACTGACCTCGTATGCCTTCACAATGGATTAGAAACTATAGTTGATTTTAAACAATCTA